ATCCGCCACGTCAGGGCTTCTCTGCCCCCTGCGCTTCATCTCGTCCTTGCTCTCCACCTTCAGCTTGCCCGTGCTGAGATACTTGTACCGGATACCCGTTATCTCCTGTATCAGCGTGTCATCGTCAGGTATCTGCACATCCCTGCCCTCAAACCACTCTCTAGCGTTCCAGAACAACTCGTCCCTCAGCCTGCCAAAGCGCTCTTTGAGGCTGGCAGTCTCTGACACCGATATAGCCACCGCTGGCAAGTCTAGCTCTCTCAGCCTGTCAGCTAGCCCTGCACCGAGGCCAATAGCATCAATATAAATCGCCTGCGGCCTGCTCTGATAGTTGCAAGCCTCATATTCCGTCAGGACAATACCCGCCAGCTCCATCAAATCCTTGTTCTGCCAAGTCTTAATTGGCTCTAAAAGGACTTGCCCCTGCCTCTTAGCCAGCGCACTTCTATCCCCGCCGAATCTTGCAACGTCCAAACCCCAGACAACGGGCGTGGTAGGGCTGGGCTCGATATCGCGCTTGGTAGCCTCCTCAACAATATACAGCGGCACTAGCACATCATCAGACTGCGTAGGAAACTCGCCCAGAACGCGCACCCTGTAAACATTGCTGTCTATGCCATACTTCTCAGCCATGTTTGCCAAGAAGTCCTCGGAGACATATTCGCCGTCCTCACAGCTCACAGTGATGTTGTGCCACATATGCCGCATACCGTGGAAGCTCTCATAAAAGAAGCCGTCAGAGCGCGTAGGGTTACCACACATGACCGTCTTAGCGCCGTCAGTGGACAAAGCACCCTCAGCCACCTGAAACACGACATCCGGCACACCAGATGCCTCCTCCACCAGAAACAGCATATTCTCGCTGTGAAAGCCCTGAAGTGCCTCGGGGTTCTCCTTTCGGCTGGTTCTTGCAACGGCGAAACTGTCGCTAGCACCCTTCAGAGAAATCTTGTCGGACTTGAACTCTAGCAGGCTCTTAAAGCCCTCCGGCAAGTTCCGCGCCCACTTGTCTATCTCCGTCCACAGAACATCGCTCAACTGGTGCGCTGTGTTAGCCGTAATGGCAACCTTGCACGGATAATGACTTAGCAACCACCACAGCACCAGCCAGCTCTGAAACGCCGTCTTGCCAACACCGTGACCAGACTTGATGCTAACGCGGTCATGGCTTGCAACAGCCCTGAGAGCATCAGCCTGCCACTTCTGAGGGGTAGCGCCAAGTATCTCGCTGACAAAAAAAACAGGGTCGGAGTGGATGCGGTGTAGCAAATCTGTGGTGAAATTTTCGGGGGGCATGGGTGGTATGGCCTATGTGGTTAAAGGGGGGGTGGGGTTAGTTATGCTTTGTATGTTCTTTCTCTTGCCGCCCCCGCGCCTGAGCGAAGGGGGGGGTATTCTGGCAAAAATACCTACCTATGGTAATCATTTGTCGCATAATGTGTAATATGGAAGCAATTATGCACACTTAATATCTGTAAGCTATTGATATTGTTGAGAACGCTATGGTTGTACGCACTAATGGTTGTATATCCCATCATTTATCCCCTTGCGAATGGTTGTCAATCTCAGCTTCGTGCGCGGGTGTGGCGGTGTAGGTCTTTTCTCCCCCATCACCCTTATCCTCTACCATCTCCACAACCTCAGCCCCCTCCAGCCTAGCCTGCTCAACCCTAGCCGCTACACGCTTCAGCTCATCCACAAAGCTGGTTTTATGCTCCACCTCCAGCTTCTGATTATCGCCGTAAAGCCGTGGGAAGAACTTCGCCATCCGCCACTTCTGCGTATCTATCTCCAGCCTGCCAGCCTGATAGTCTATATCCCCGTTCCTAACGCCTTCCAGCACCTCATCTATCCTATCGTCAATGGCAGTAGCCCTTGCCTCTATCGCCGCATTGTAGCGGCTCTGCACCTCCTGATGCCTGTTCTTCATTTGATAGAACGCCTCATAACTTGGCATATCCTTATCCTTGCCAACAGACCGCGCACTGCGACCATCTATAGCAATCCTTCTAAGGTATTCAGCCAGCACTGGCTCGGTAAACTTTTTCTTGGACATATACAGCCTCCTAATCCTTATATACCTAAACAAGTGAAGGTTTGCAAATTAGCTGTTGACACTATTACTATTGTTAGCTATTACTTATATATAGTCAGGAAACAAAGGAGCAAACCATGACAAACCATATTCAAATTGCTGAAACAATCCGCAACCAAATCACCACATTAGACCCGATGGCTTTGTGGGCTTACGGCGCATCACAGTTTGTTGCACTAACGGAAAAGAGAGCAGGCAACTTAGTGTCTCTCGGTGGATTATCATTCAAAGTCAAGGGATTAAAGCATAAAGGCCAAGTTATCATCAACCTAATGTGTGACGATACTTACACCGTTCGCACTTGCAAAATCACCATGACAGGCAAAAACGCTGGCAAGGCTGTGTTTAAAGATGCGGCTGAAGATGTTTACGCTGACCAGCTTATAGACATTCTGGACAGATTCGTAGAAGGAAAGGCGGCTTAGTGCCGCCAGAAAGGAGCAAACAATGAAAATCGAACAGAAAACCCTTGGCGGCTTTAAAGAGTACCGCCTATCAGGAGCAGAACGCGAACCACTGGAGCTGTTCCTAAACCGCATATCTGCTGAGTTTCCTTACGCTGGCTACGGCACTCACTCCAGCGGAACGCGCTGGAATGATATGTCCGGCAGATGGGAAGCCCGTATCACTCACTCACTAACCTGCGACTAGGAGGAAGCAATGTCAGGGAAAAAACATATTATTGTTCTGACAGATAAACAACTGCACTGGCTAAAAGGATTGCCAATGGGTTCTTACTTACACGACATGGAGGAATGTGGAGGAACCCCAGCAGAAATGCGAATGTTTAAAGCAGTAATGCAAGCCCTTCGGGACACAACAGAAATCTAGCAGAACAGAGCGGCCTTGAGCCGCTCTTTCTACATCCAGCCCCTCTCAATAGGATTATCCATACCATTCCCTAGCGCACTCCAATCAGCTTCCGTCTGGTCTGTCTGCATAAATGCAATAATGTCCGGCAGTATCATCTTGTAATAGAACCCCTCAGCCTTGTATGCGTTCCACATCTTCTCTGCAACTGTCTCGGCATACTGCTTCTGCCTATCGGACAACTCACCCTTCCCCTTCGGCTTGGATACCGATTGCTGGCGATTTGAGCCGCGCTGAGTGACCTTCTTGCCCTTTCTGGTAGTTCTACACCATCTCATCACCGCAGAGCTGTGACAGGCGTATTTAGCCTGATTGCCATTAGCATCATCCCACAGCCGCATATCTTCCAGAATGTCATCCAGCTCATGCCCGTGGCTATTGCAGTAAGTGACCAGCTTTTCCCTTTCAGCCTCAGTTGGTTGCCACTCACAAAACAGCGTTTTTTCTTTTTTCGCCCTTATATCTCTTTTTGTATATTCTGTTCTTTGTATACTTCTGTCTTTAGTAAGTGTCGGATTTACCGTCAACGGTTTTACCGTCAACGGTTTTTCAGTCAACGGTGAATCTGAGACTACATAACGGTTTGTGGCAAATTTACCGTCAGCCCGTACCTGTTCCTTCGTTATGTAGCCATACTGTTCCAAGCAGGCCAGAATGGTGCGTATTTTATCCCGCCCCACATCAAACCGCTTTCGCAGTTCTGTGACCTGAACCTGCCAGTCTGTTGGCTTACTGAGCAGATACACCAGCAAGCCTAGCTGGTCTGCCGATAGCCTGCTATCGTTTAGCAAGTGATTTGGTAGGACGCTGAAGTTATCCTTCAGGCTACTGCGTACAATCAAGCTATCACTCATCTAACTAACTCCTTTAATTTGACCAGCACTCCCTCGCTGGTATTGTTATCACCGCCCCTGACTGTGCGGCCTTCGCTATATGCCTGCCTTGCTACCTGTTGCAAGAATTGTGTTGGCACTATAACAACCCTCTCCCCGTCCAGTATAAACGCCCAGAAGTCTGCCCTTGTAGTTGCGAGCCCTGATGCTTTACCTCGGCTGGAAAACTCCACAAATAAATTACCAGTCCGGCTGGCAATAAAATCACGCTTAACCTCAACCGTCTTGCCCCGTAGCAAGTCTGCAAGCCAGACCTCCTCGTCCTGACCAACCTTTAAATCGAAAGCAAAGTCGCTGTTGAACTTCACTTTGTGCGCCTTCTCTGCATTGCCCGTCTGGTGTGCATAGCCATTAGCGGTGTCATTTTCGGCAGTCTCTGATGCCTGTCAGCGCCAATGGGCAACCTGTTTTCTATTTGCAGTGCCCGCGCCCTGCGCTGTTTCAGCCACGCCGTAAACTCTTCGACTGTCATATCTGCCGCAGTTTTCATGCCTCTTCATCCCTCTTCAAACAAGCCGCCTGACCAATTATTGCCGCCTTGTTGCCATTTTCCTTGACAAGCTCAGTGACCATTCTCCTCTTGATTGCATCGCCATTTTGCATACAGGCCAAGTGCGTTTTAAACTGGTTGTCATCCCTAAACAAATAGCAAATAGAGCCGCCCTCAACATTAAACTGAGTAACCAAACAAATACCAATCAAAGCTTTAAACATCTGCCCAACTCTCCCTCACCAGCATCAACCACGTTTCAAAATCCACCTGCGCCACATAATCCATGCCAGCATAATCCGCACTAATGCTAGACATCCTGACAAGGCAATGGATAGGCTCACGGTCATACTTCCATATCAGAACGGGCTGGCAACCAGTGGCATCCGCCGCATCTGTGCATTGCCGCCACCAGTCCGGCTTGTAAGTAGTGCCGGAGGCATACCGCTTCGCCTCTATGCTCCAGCCATCCACCCCGATAATGTCACCATGCAAGCTGGCTCTGTACTGCTCGATGTCTCTCTTCACATCCTCAATACCAAGCCCATCCATAATCATCCGACACAACTCACGCTCGAAATTTGCGCCCTTTGCTCTACCGTTAGTCAATGGAACTCCTCCCCCTCGGCGGTAATGACGTTGGCAACTTAGGAGCTTTGCCCGTAAGGTTTTCGGTTATCTGAGCATCCTCAAAGCCGTCCGGCAATAGCTCGTTCCAGATATCCATCTGCTTGCTATGCTCCAGCTTGGCCTTCTCCCAGTTATCTCGATGCTTTTCTCGGCTCATCTGTTAAAAGCCTCCACCCAATCCTTTAGCCCAACCTGCCCCTTTGACATTTTGTAAATGTCCATCATGTGCAGGCCGCTTGGTGGGCGCTTTCCATATATCCAATTATGCACGGTGGGTTGCGTTACTTCCATCTGCCGAGCGAACTCAGCCTGCCGCATCCCTTTGCTTACTAACCATTCTGCCAGTTTCATTTTAGCTCCTGTTTTATGTGTTGACAGCATTACCTATAACCGTTAGTAAAGTATAAAGACAGTGATGTAAACTGAAAACTTAGTCAGGGTTTATGATGAACGAATTGAAGTACTACAGCCCCAGCCAGTTGTTACGGCCTACGGCTGTCTGGATGTTCCAATATTTGTATCTTACAAAGGAACAGCGCAGGGACATAAAGGTGGGCTGGAATGCCGCGTGGGGTACTGCCGTGCATGGCGGGTTGCAGTCCATGCTGACGCTGGGGACGGCTCTGGATGAGGCTGTTGAGAGCGCCAGACTGTCGTATGATTTCCATGATGCTCCGAACACTGAGCCGGAAGAAAAGCGGGAGAAGTACCGCGAGTTGATACCTGATGCTATTGAGAACGGTGTCGATTTATTGGCGGAGAAATACGGGGGTGCTGAGGAGGAGCAGAGAGTTGAGGTATCGCTAGACGGCGTTGAACTGCCTGTCATGGGTTACATAGACCTCTGCGCCTCCGACAGCTTCTGTGAGGTGAAAACAAAAGCGCCAAGAATGGGGCAAGTAAGAAAGGACGGCTCACGGGGTTGGGTAAAGGCGGCACTGCCAGCCAAGCCTCAGTTTGAGCATCTGTGCCAAGTCTCCATATATCAGAAGGCCACGGGGCTAGAACCTAGCCTTGCCTATTTATCGGCAACAGGCGCGACACTATTTACACCCGAAAACTGCGAGGAACTACAGCCGGAATACATGGCGTTTTGCCTCGAAGAAATGCGCGGCAGAGCTATCCGCCGTCAGAACCTGTTGAAAG